CTAGCAGGAGCTAGTATAATAGGATATCTAAGTTTTATTCTAGCATTACAAATGGAGGGACACGAATGAAAACACAACTATCACTATTACTAATATCAATACAATCCAAACTTTTGACTCTTATATCTATATGCTTTGCATTCTTTTTACCAATAAGTGGCATCCTGTTAATGATTGGAGTATTAATATCTATTGATACTATCACTGGCATTTGGAAAGCTAAGAAGTTAGGGGATAAAATAACTAGCAGAAAGCTATCAGCTATCATTAGCAAGTTAGCACTCTATGAAGTTACTGTGATTATGTTCTTTTTAATAGACCAATTCATACTCAATGACATCATTCTTACTTTCTTTAGTGTACCATTTATGCTCACAAAGATAGTAGCATTGGTCCTATCTAGTATAGAGGTCATGTCTATCAATGAGTCATACAAGCAAGTTAAGAACATTGACCTATGGTCAGCACTAAAGAATCTACTAGCTAGAAGTGCTGAGATAAAGAACGATATAAATAAGATTAAATGACTAGATGGGAACTTACATCTAAATATGGTACTGCTAATGTAACAGGTGCAGGATACTTAGTGAAGATTAAGTTACCTTATCCAATGAGAATAGCTTGGGACTTAGATAGCACTGTCAATACTATGATGTGTCATAAGTTAGTAGCTTCTAATTTTACAGCTGTATTCTGTGAGCTATTATCTGAGTATGGATACGAGAAGATTAAAGAGTTAGGGATTGATTTATTTGGTGGATGCTTCAACTATAGAAAGATGAGAGGAGGCACATCACTATCCATGCACTCATGGGGAATAGCAATAGACCTAGATCCTGCTAGAAATCTACTCAAAGAATCATCGAAAACTGCAAGATTTGCAAGACCTGAGTATAAGGCAATGATAGATATTTTCTATAAGCATGGATTTATATCTTTAGGCAGAGAGAAAAACTATGATTGGATGCACTTTGAAATAAAAGAATGATGAGATACTTAGCTATAATCTTACTACTCAGCAGCTGCTCTGCACAATACCATCTGAACAAGGCAATTAAGAAAGGCTATACCTGTGAGCAAACAGGAGATACTATCAGAATCACAACTTTAGATTCTATCCCTGTTATCATTCATGATAGCATAGTATGGGAGAAGTTTATAACTACTAAGGATACTATTATAAAGTATAAATCAGTCTATGTGCCTAAGACAAAAATAGAATTAAAGCGAGAATATAAACTTAAAATAAAAACTATCTACAAAGATAGGATAGTAGAGAAAGCACAGGCTAAGGCTACAAGACCTAAGACTAGAGGCAATCTTAGTCTATTATTTGTGGGAGTAGGCATTGGTCTACTACTATCATATCTCTTTAAATTTGCGAGGGATAAATATTTGTTCTAAGTTTACACCATCTATGGTAAGAAAAAGACTGTTTTTTGACATTGAGACATCATTCAATGTTTCTGTCTGTTGGAGGGCAGGATATAACCTCACTATTAATCCAGGTGATATCATTCATGAGAGGGCTATTATCTGCATCTGCTATAAATGGGAGCATGAGGATGATGTACAGTTCCTAACTTGGGATAAAAAGCAATCTGATAAGGCTATGATTAAAGCATTCCTTAAAGTTATGGCTCAAGCTACAGAACTAATTGGGCATAATGGTGACCGTTTTGACCTCAAATGGATACGCACAAGAGCTCTATTACATGGTATTGATGTTATGCCCTCACCTAAGACCATAGATACTCTTAAATGGGCTAAAAGATACTTTAATTTTAACTCAAATAAACTAGACTATATAGCTAAGTATTTAGGAGTAGGTCAAAAGATGGATACAGGAGGATTAGATTTGTGGAAAGATATAGTGTTTAAGAAAGATCAGCAAGCTATGGATAAGATGGTAGAGTATTGCAAAATGGATGTCACTGTCCTAGAAGCTGTATTCAATAAACTTAATTCTTACACTACTCCATCTACTCATTATGCTGTAATGGATGGAGATGAGAAGTATTGCTGTCCTGAATGTACAAACTATAATATCTATTATAATAAAAAGGTAATAACTGCAGGAGGTACTATTCACCATTGGATGAAATGTAAAGATTGCAGAAAGCACTATAAAATAAATAATAAAACTTACATAGAATTTTTGAAATTCAAATATAAGCATTAACTTAGCACTTGTTTCCATGTTAGAGAAAGCAGTTGTAAGCTCCCCAGCACGCAGCTGCTTTTTTTTGTCACATATATTAGCTAGAATTGTGACAGATAGGTATAATTCCGATTAACTATGTAATTCTAAGGTAATACTTTGAAATTACATGATATTCTTAAGGTTATAACCCTAAAATATTATAATATTCTGCGGTTGCAGTCGCAAATTGCGACCTATCCTTATTTAGAATGAATATAAATTACACTTTTTTATTGCAGTTATAAAACTTTATATTATCTTTGGCGTATAGTTATCAACAATTAAAACTTTTACACATGAAAACATTTAATCAAGTCTTAGATTTTTTAGAAGTACAACAGCAGGAGGACAAACTAAACACAAACCAATTGCATTTAATTATTCAGACCTTAACTACTTTTTTGAACAAAGAGCAGTTAGAGGAAATTGAGAATTTATTTAACCAATTTAAAAAATAATACAATGAAGAAACTAATTAATTATTTTACTCCTGTAGGAGCTGAGCAGATAGCTATTGCTAAGGCATTTGTCATAGTAGTATCTGCAACATTATCAATCTTATTTTTATTCACTTTTTTAGAACTTATATTATGAACTTTATAGACCTATACAAAAATGGCAATCAATACATCTCTAATTGGACTACTGACTATGACAGCACTGTGTTTATACTTGGCACTATTGAGCCATTTACCTACAATGCATCAGAGACTGATGATGAATATATGTCTATGTATGTTCTAGATGAGGTAGAAGTTAACCTACTTAAATCTAAGTTATGAATAACATGATCACACTCTTTCAGCAATTAGATTGGTGGCAGAGACAGGATAGAGGTAGTTTTAACCTAGAGCTTTATATGCAAATCTGCAGAGCTAAACTACTCAGAGATGATAAATGAGTTCACACAGCTAGCTAGAGAGGTCCAGGACACTATAGCTAATGGTGATTATACTCACCAAAAATACCTACAATTTAGAGAGTGGTACTTTCAGAATTATGAGGGTAGTAAGAGGAATGCAAATAGAGATTTTGCAATGTTTGATTTAATGTATGGCTTAGATGTGCCAATTAAAAACAATGACAATGAAGATATATAAAGTAGTATTTAAGACCTTTGACTATTGGGGAGGTCCTATAAAGTTAGTGACTAGAATATTAGAGGCATATGATGCTGATCATGTTAAGATGCTGATTCAGAAAAATGATGATTTAATAATGCTAATTGAAGAGGTATGAATGACATCATAAAAGAAAGGTATCCATTTGAGCCTACTAAGAAGATAGCAGATGACTTAGGAGTATCAGAGTCAATAGTATATAATAGAGCATGGAGTATGGGTATTAAGAAAGATCCTGTATATCTTAGGTCTACTCAATTCCCTGTAGGATATCTAGGTGGCAAAGCTACTCAATTTCAGAAAGGTCAGATACCTCCCAACAAAGGACAAAAAATGTCCAAAGAACTATATCAGAAAGTAGCTAAGACTATGTTTAAAAAAGGCTCTAAGCCTGTAAACACTCAACCTATAGGTACTATCCATCAGAGGAAAGATACAGGAGGTAAGATGTATCAGTACATTAAGCTATCAGATAGTAATTGGCAGCTGCTCAATAGATATACTTGGGAACAGCACAATGGACCAATTCCTAAGGGGATGGTGGTAGTGTATAAGGATGGTAATTATCTGAATAATGATATTACTAATCTGCTAATGATTACTTTGAAAGAGAATATGGCTAGAAATACCATCCAAAGATTGCCTAAAGAATTACAGCAAGTAATGAGATTAAAATGTAAACTAATAAAAAAAATAAATAACAATGGCACAAAACAAACTAAGTGATCTAAGAGATCACATCTTCATGGCTCTCGAGAGATTGAGCGATGAAACATTAACAACAGACCAGGTGAATGTGGAGGTGGATAAAGCTAAGGCAATATCTCAGCTTGCAGGTACTCTAATCCAATCTGCTAAAGTAGAGATAGATTTCATTAATGCTACAGGTGTAATGGAGTCACAATCGGATCTATTCAAGTCAGTAACACAAAACAAGTTATTATGACAGCAGTACAGCAGGTGTTTAGTGACTTAGAGAAGTTACAGCCTCATCTATTCAATATGCACTCAGTAGAGGGTAGAGAATTTGTCAATCACTTTCATAAGTATTTGGCAGTGGAGAAAGAGCAGATGATGGATGCGTTTGTAGAATGTTGGAAAGCAAATATGCCTGATGGATTTGAATGCAAATTATCAGCAGATGAATACTATAATCAAACTTATAAATCAGAACAATGAAACAAACAGCAGTAGAATGGTTAGTTGAGGGATTAAAAGGAGTTTATGAAAGTGATTATTTTAATAAACTAATTAAACAAGCCAAAGAAATGGAGAAGGAACAGATGAAGCGTGCTTGTATTAGAACTGAATATGAAGATAAAGCTTGGCAAAAATTAATGGAAGAGCATTTTGAACAATACTATAATGAAACCTTTAAAAACACAGAACAATGAAAGAAATAGATTTTTTAAAAGAACAAATCACAAAGTATCAACTAGCTACTAACTCTAGAAATAGAGCCTATGTCTATAAGAGATACTATGTAATGTACAGGCTTAACAAATGTAAGCTCACACTTAGTGAAATAGGTAGGCTTATGAATAGACATCATGCTACTGTTATTCATGGCATCAGAATGCACAGGAGATGGTCCAGGATGCAGGATAAAGTATATCTGCATGAGATAGAGCCATTAGTTGAATCTTCTATTAATGATAATTATGAGGATAAGTACAAAGTTTCGGCAATAGAGAACTTAAACTATATCAATGTAAGGATTCAAATGCCTTGGGATTATGATAAGGTCAATAAATTTAAAGAATATATGACAGCTAAAGAACTAGCTGAAATAATTTAAAGCTCTTCGGAGCTTTTTTTGTGCAATGTTAAAATGGTCCTTACAACTTTGCACAAAAGATTGCACATAAAATAACATTGATTATCAGTATTTTAGATTGATTTGTGCAAAGTTTTGAGAAAAAGCCCCTAC